TCCGTTATATCTCCGCTCACAGACACTATTAGGGCAAAAACAAGCTGTTTCACCACTTCACTTTGTCAGCCCAGTAAGCCGCCGACATTTTTCCCTTCGCAATGTTCTTTCCGTGACGTGCTTTGAAGCTCGCGCGCTTCGCCTTCATCCTGTCACCTTCACCGGCCTTGGGTTTACCCGCAGTAGACGCGCCCTGCTCGCCAAAACGGATTGTTTTAACCTTATCGCCCTCTTTCGCCACAACAACGTGCGACTTTTTGGCATGGCTAGGCGTCCGCTTGGGCTTGTTGAAACCCGAGACTCCTGCTCGGGCTAATCGTGGGTCTTTTTTAACCGCCATAGTTTTATCCCTCTTCTGTATACCCCTCGCGCAGGCCGTGGTAGACCTGAACAAAGGCGTTGCAATTCGGACAGCTTAGATTCGTGATAATGGAGAACTCTTCGGAGTCATCTTCCTCGAGGTCATGGTCACCTCCCCATATAAGCTCGCCGCCACATGCCCAGCAGTCCGTTGCCATTAAATAATATCGCCGCGTAGACGTCTTAAAGTGGCTTCAGGCAGGGCGTTGAACTCTTCTTCAGTCATGGAAGCTACATCTAAAGCCTTCTCGCCATGCATCGATGAGCTTTCACCAGGAAGTTCAGGGGGTTGAGCATCTGCAGCCTTCAATTTACGGCTTACAGCCGCTCTCTTTTTGGACAGCTCGTCTGTTTTTGCAGCTTTTCCGGCCAAACTGGGTGCTTCTTGGCCGGACTCGCCCAGATCGTTGTCTTTTACAACATATCGAACAGCCTTCGACAGCGCATCTACAGCTTCATACCCTTTCATCATGAAAGCATCGCGCAGTTCAACGACTTCATTAGTCATATCTTCGCTAAAAGTATCCGAGTTACGATCAAAAACAGGGTAAGCCTCTTCCATAGCGTTTGCCGCTTGCTGAAGGGCAGTCTGCTGACGGTCTTGATTGACTGTCTGCGACATTTCTTGGCGCATTTCGAACTCTAGCTCGGCGCGTTCTGCCTTTCTGATCTCTCTGCGCAGGGCAACCGCTTTGGCTGACTCACCATCCAGTACCATATTCTGATACTCGACTTCTTTTGCGTCAAAATCGTAGGTCTCAGGCGCTTCTTCGTCTTTGACATTAGCTGCATTCATTTCATCAAGCTGTTTTTGCAGAGCTTTCTGTTTGGCGAGGACTTCATCAAGTCTAGCCTTGGGCACCATTGGCTTCTTCTTAGCTTTTGGTTCTTCGGCTACAGGCTCTTCCTCTTCTAATTCTTCGTCGAGCTCTGCTTCGGGTTCATCCCCTTCGTCTTCGGCCACGGCTTCTTCAGAATCTTCAGTGGCGGCTTCCTCTTCTGCATCCTCTGCCATAACTTCTGCTGGCTCTTCAACTACTTCTGGCTCCTCTGCAACAGTGTCAAAACTCAAGTCCAAGTTAGGCATATCGTCGTCTTCAACACGATCTGCTCCTGGCATTACGTCAAAATCTAGGGCTTTATCTTCTACTTCTTCGTTTTGCTTACTCATTTAAGAACTCCTATTTGTTCCTATTGGTGTTACTAAAAGCTGCGGTGGCTAACTTCGTTGCCGCAGAGGTTTGTGACTGTGTTTCTTTAGCTGTGTTATTTAGGTTGGCAAGTTCGCGTCTAAGCTCTAGCTGACGCTCGTTGATTTCTAGCTTGGCCTGTATCTCTGCCATACGTACTTGAGGATCAACGTCTGTAGCGTCTTGCGCTTTCGCTATATTCAAGGCAACTTCAGACTGTAGCTTCTTAACTTCGGCATCCTGCTTAGCCATCTCAAGCTGTAGCTGCTGCATCTGGATCTGCTGCTGCTGTGCCTGTGCTTCTTGCTGCTCTGGAGTCGGGGGCTCTTGCCCAGTCATCTGACGGATGCGTGTAGCAAGTTCTCCCTTACGCGCTAGGTGGCTGTACTCAATGATTGCATCGTCTGGGATGACAACACCGGCCTGTCTCAAGCTGAGCGCTTCTGCGAACTGAGTCTCGTCAAAGCTGTCTCTCGCGGGCGCAGTGGCTACAATTACGTCGTATTCTCCAAGAGTAAGGTCGTTAATAATCGCCCCTTCAGGGGTCATCTCGTTGACGATCATCTCTTCACGAGGCTTCATTGGGTCAGCTTCGTTAGTAACCTGGATCACACGTTGCTCTGTGTAGAATGCTTGAATGAGGTTCAAGATACTTTCAGCAAGGTATTGACGTGACTTGCGTAAATTATCCAAAGGTACTTGGATCATAATCGCGCCACGGTTCTGCTTGGCTTGGATTGCAATGCCGGATACTTCCGCGCTGTCCGTGCCCAACATGCTGTCGTTTACGCCGGATATAGTCTTAATGTTTGCTGCCGCTTTCATAGCAATACGATCAAGGCCAGTAGGTATCTGGTTAGGTTGAATCTTACTAGGGGGTGAAGTACCGCGGGCATATTCGAGTACAAGACCTGTCTCTGCGCCATGCTCTTCTAAGTCGTCCGCGGTCATACCGACCAGTGAGCCTGCTTCAACCATCCAACCACTATTAGCTGTAGTATTAACGATATGCAGCTCTTGAGACGCAATCTTGTTCAGCTGCTCCTGCGGTGATAGAAGGTTACGTACAACACCGAAGGGATTACCGCGACGGAAGTAACAGAAGAATGGTATAAGGGTGAACTGGTTGTACGGAGACCAATCATCGTGCAGCACAACTTTGTCGCAGGTTACGGTCCATCGGATCTTCCTAACAACCTTACTAATAAGGGTGAGGTTATACTGCTTAGCAAACTTTTTATTCTTAGCGTCGCTCCACTCATCGGGCGCTTGTCGCTGGTCACCTGTATCAGGGTCAACGAAGAACTGAGCACGGCTCAACTTCTTGTGCTGGCGTTCAATCACTCGTAAGGCTTTTACATTACGGTACTCTTCGTCACCAGGAACTCCTGCGCCGAAGTAATCGTCGTTAGTTTCCGTATCACCAAAGCGGGTTTCCTGATACTCAACAGAGTCAGGGCCGAAACTCATACCGTTCTCAGCGACAAACAATAGGCGCTCAGCCTGCTTCTCTCCGTACAACTCTGAGATCTCATCCAATGTCATCCATTTAGACTCGAACACTTCGTTCCAAGTCTTAGGGTCTGAGTCTTTAGCATCTGGGTCAATAAGTATGTCTAGTGGATCTTTGGCCGTGATCCGAACTTCGCCTTCAACGTGATCGCTGAAGTCCATACGTACGTCGAAATAACCGCGACCGTCCATAATCAAACCGTCGCTGAACACCTGTTGCTCAACCCAGTCGAGCTTATTGTTATCGGCGATCTGCATGTACAACTTAGTCAGGGTGTGTGCCACTTCAGCATCACCCCCTCTGCGGGGTTTAAACTGTATGTCAGCTCTACGCGTCGACTGCTCACCAAGGATGGTATTAACAGTAGGTAGAATCGTATTAATAGTAAGCGCGGGACGCCCTTCTGCCTCAAGAGCAGACTGATCGTCCAAGTCCCACTGGTCCCCTCGGTAGTACTCGTCGCACTTTAGGGCCATCTCGACATAGTCTAGGTGCCCGTTGTCCCGCGCGCGCTCGTAACGAGCCCACTGGGTGCGGGTAATTTCTTCTTCCTTTGCAGGATCGATCTTTTTCTTAGCCATTGTTATGCGCTCATTGCTGATTTGGTTTTTTCGCCCTTGAATAGGCCAGGTAATCTGTCTCGCCAGGTCGGCACATGCTCAACGCGTTCAACAAATGTGCTGAATTCCGTCATCATGAGACCTACCCAAGCCAACGCATCTACTTGGTCGTCGTGTACCCCATTCGGAAAGCGCAATAACTCTGCTACCAGAGGGCCTGTAAATTCTTCATCTCTCGGCATGAACACCATGCCCTGTTGCATTCGTCCTTGGATTGCTCTGGCCCGCGCTTCTTTATCCCTGCGGCCAGTTTTTAAATCTCTAAAGTACGCTTCGTATAATCCGCGCTCACGAACACGCTTCTCAAGGAACGGCCCTAAAGCCATCTCGATGTGCCCTTTCTCGATACCAATGATCGAAGGCTTCCAGACCTCGTACATATCTAAGATCTGCTCAACCAGTTCAAATCCATCAAACCGGCCTCTGACCATATCCATTATGAATATCTGATCATGCTCATCGACGCCTACAACCATACCGACGGTGTAATCGTTTCGATCGTTCTTACCAATAGCCAAATCCCATGCGCAGTAGTAACGCATACGGTCTTCGTCCACATCTTCGCGGTCGTAGTAGTTGATCATGTCTCTGGTGAAGTAATCACCGTCATCAGCTACTGGATTCTGTTGGTACAGTGCTGACCAGTCTCTTGGGCCAACAGCTTTCTCAATTCTTGCAAGTGCTTCTTCGTCGTATCGCTCGCGGTGGAGTGCTTCTCCTTGGAGTCTGAACTCTTCGTCGACTTCTGCGCGGGCTGGGTAGTTAACAACTTCCCATTGCTCGCCATTATCTGCTGCTGCTTTAAGTAACCGTCCCGCAAGATCATCGTCATGCCAGCGAGTGAGAATAACCAACACACCACCACCAGGCGCAAGACGTGTGTACGCCGTAGATGTATACCAGTCCCAAGCACTCTCACGTGCGTTCGCGGATTCGGCGTCATCCCTGTTCTTTACCGGATCGTCAATGACAAGGATATGAGCACCCTTACCAGTAATACCACCGCCAACACCGGCAGCAACATAACCGCCGCCAGAAGTAGTAAGCCATGCTTCAGCAGACTGAGACTGCGGATCGAGACGAGTCTTAAAAGCTGACTTATATCCCTCTTCACGCAGCAGGCCACGTACCTTACGTGAGAAGCCCATAGCGAGAGAGCCAGAGTAAGAACAGCTAATAAACTCGTGTTGGGGGTGCCGCCCGAGATGCCACGCTGGGAACGCCACTGATGCAAGCGTGCTTTTACCGTGTCGTGGCGGCATAAATAGCATAAGTCTCGGAGACTTCTTATCAGCAACATCCCTTGAGAACTCCTCTAAGCGATTACAAATATCTTTGTGTACCCACCCTGCGGAATAGTCAGGATTGAACCTCTCTACAAAGGGTAATAACCGTTTACGCGTCAGGAACCGTAGAGCAAGTTCCGCGCGCGCCTTTTCTTCTACCGTATCGGCTTTCGAGGGCTCCGGTTCGGGAGTCGCGGGTAATGGTCCACGCTCCGCGATCTCCGCTTTGCAATACACGCAGAGTCGATCGTCACCCGAGTACAGAGACTCAGGGTGAGACGCTTTACAGCGTATGCATTCGATCCTCGTGATCTCAGTCATGTATTAGTAGGACTTCATGTTCTTCTTAGGCTTAGCTTTGGGCTTAGCTTTCGGTTTAGCTTTCGGTTTAGCTTTCTTCTTAGCAGCGGCAGCAGCTTTCAACTTAGCAACCTGCGCGGCAGCTTGTTTTTTACTATGCGGGAATTCAGTACTGGCCATCGTTACTTC